GAAGTGGTGATGGCTGCCTTGGCCGAGCGCCTGGGCATCACCCAGATGATGCACCTGGGCGGTTCGGCGGTGAACGTCAAGCCGCAGATGTACCTGGACGATGACGAGGGTTATGACTACGACAGCCGGGCGAAAACCGACAAGGGCTATGACCTGGTCGGTCCGGTTGCCGTGATTCCAGTGCACGGCACCCTGGTGCAGAAACAGGCCAGTTTGCGGCCGTGGTCCGGCATGACCGGTTACAACGGCATCCGCCAGGCTTTCCTGACCGCTCTGACTGACCCCAAGGTCGAGGCGATCATGCTCGATATCGACTCTGGCGGCGGTGAGGTTGCCGGCTGTTTCGACCTGGTCGACACGATCTATGGCGCCCGTGGCCGTAAGCCGATCTGGTCGATTCTCAACGAGTCGGCCTACTCGGCGGCCTACGCGATCGCCAGTGCGGCCGATCGGGTGATCGTGCCGCGCACGGGTGGTACTGGCTCGATTGGCGTGATCACCCTGCACGTTGACATGAGCAAGGCGCTGAGCAGCGCTGGGCTCAAGGTCACGTTCATCACCTACGGCTCGCAGAAGGCCGACGGCCACCCTGAAATCGAACTGTCGCCCGAGGCCCAGGCCCGTATCCAGGCTGATATCGACACCATGGGCGAGCTGTTTGTCAGCACTGTAGCGCGTAACCGCAAGCTGTCGGCCGCGAAGGTCAAGGCCACCCAGGCTGGCACCTTTCTCGGCCAGCTCGGCGTCGATCAGGGTTTGGCTGACGCGGTGATGGCCCCCGATGCTGCCTTTCGCTCACTGCTCAAGCAGTTGGCATAACTCAACCTGAGAGGTTCCCCCGTGTCCCGTTCTAAAACCTGGTCCCACCTGCTGGGGCTCCCCCGTCGTATCCGCGGTGCGAAATCTGATGATGATGACGCTCCGGTTGTTGATGACTACAACAATGACGATCCGCTCGACGAGCAATACGCCGAGGAAGAGGACGACGATAAAAAGCCTCGAGGCAAGAAGGCCAAGCGGGCTGAAGACGATGACGATAAGCCCGACGCCGAAGACGACGATGCTGACGCCGATGATGATGACGACGACAAAAAGCCCAGCGCCCGGGCTCGCGGCAAGAAAGCCAAGCGTGCCGAGGATGGCGATGACAAGCCTGACGCCGAGGACGACGAGGACGACGATAAAAAGCCCAGCGCTGCGCGTGCGTCTGAGCGCGAGCGCTGCGCGCGCATCATGGCCTACGGCATGAACCACGGCATGGGGCAACAGGCTTTCGCGCTGGCCTTCGACAGCAATATCAGCCGTGCCACGGCCGTCAGCGTGCTCAAGGCCAATAAGGCGTTCGCGCCCAAGCAGGCACCTGCCGCCGGCCAGACATTCGGTCAGGCCATGGCGGGGCTCAACGTCCACCAGGTCGCGCCGGACGGCTCTCGCGAGCGTCCTGCCGGTGTTGATGCCGCTGCGGCCATGATCATCAAGGCCGGCCAGTAACCCCTCCCCCTTTCGCCAGACGGATTCCCTCATGTCCACCATCAGCAGCAACGTCCTGGGCGATAACGCCCAGGTGCCGGGCGTTTACTCGGCCCATTACACCCCCGATCAACTGATCGTCGATTCGCGGACCCTGGTCAGCGAGCCGATTATCCTCGGCGCGGGCACCTACAAACGTGGCGCGGTGCTGGGGCAGCAGACCGCGTACCCGATCACGGCGGCCGCTGGCTCGACCAATACCGGTAATGGCTCCATCGGCGTCCTGAGCACCAATCAGGCCAGCCAGCTTGGCACCTATACGCTGACCGCGATCAGCGCCACCGAGTTTGCCCTGGTCAACCCGTTGGGTATCACCGTGGGTGATGCGACCGTGGGTACGGCCTTTGCCGGCGAAATCGGTTTTACCCTGACTGCCGGCGCTACGGCGTTTGTGGCGGGCGACAGCTTCACCTTGACCGTGTCCGATGCGGTGGGTGTGTTTGTGCTCTGCGTCAAGACCGCGACCGATGGCAGTGCCAGTCCGGTGGCGATCCTGGCCGACGACGTGACCGCTACCAGTTCTGTGACCGCTGGTGCCTATGTCGCCGGTGAGTTCAGCGCCGCATCGCTGACCTATGACTCAGGCTGGAACCCGGCTCTGTTGTTTGCTGGTTTGCGCGCGGTCGGTATCCATGCCAAGGCCTCGCTGACCGCCTCGCCGCCGTCGAACAACTCGGCCCCGTAATACCCCATCCCTGCCCTGCCATTCGGCGGGACTTTTTTTGCGCCCAGCCCGCCCAGTGCGGGCTTTTTTGTGGGCGCGTTTTGGAGCCTTTAATGTCCGACAACCTTCCGAGTCTGGCGTTTACCACTGCGACCCTGATGGCCGTGGTGCCGACGCTCAAGCGCCCGAGCAGCTTTCTGCTCGATCGCTTTTTCCCTGGTGTACAGATGGCCGACAGCGAGTTCGTGGCCATTGACATCATTATCGGCAAGCGTCGCATGGCGCCGTTTGTCAGCCCCCTGGTTGAAGGCAAGCTGGTCCAGCAGCTGGGCACCGACATCCGCCTGTTCAAGCCGCCGTACATCAAGGACAAGCGCGCCCCGGATCTGCGTCGACCGGTCATGCGCCAGGTCGGCGAGCGTATCGGTGGTGGCGCACTCAAAGGCGCCGAGCGCGAGGCGGCCAACCTCAATCTGGAAATGACGGACCAGCTGCAGATGCTTACCCGCCGTATGGAGTGGATGGCGGCCCAGGCGCTGCAATACGGCCAAGTAGTCGTTTCCGGTGAAGGTTTCCCGACCTCGCTCATCGACTTCGGTCGTGACCCGTCACTGACCATTGTCTTGACCGGTGGCAACAAGTGGGGCGTGGCGGCGAATTTCGATGCCGAAGGCCGCGACCCGCTGCCCGAGCGCACCATTGAGCTGGCGGCCCTGCGCATGTTGCGGCTGTCCGGCGCCCAGGCCGCCGACCTGGTGTTTACCCCGTCGTCCTGGGATGCCTTCAAGAACGGCAAGAACATCTATGGGGCGATCAACTTTCCGAAGCTCAATGACTTCGGCAACGCCATCAACCCTGCTACGCAGATCGCCCCGGGTGCTGTCTACAAGGGCCGCTGGGGTCAGTTCGACCTGTGGCTGTACAACGAATGGTTCGTCGATGACGACAACGTTGAGCGCCCGATGCTGGAGGACGGCGCCGTGTTGATGGGTGGTGCTGATCTGGAGGGTGTCCGCGCCTTCGGCCAGATCATGGACCCGCAGCACAGTTACGAGGCGATGGCGTTTGCCCCCAAGACCTGGCTGCGTGAAGACCCGGCCCAACGGATGCTGATGCTGCAGGCCTCGCCGTTGCCAATCCCAACCCGTGTTAACGCCAGTCTGGCGATGACCGTCTGTGACCCTCTGACCGCCCTGGGGGGCTGAAACCATGACTGTTACCAAGAAAGCTGAAGGCAAATCTGTCCGTGCGGTTGTTGCTGCTGGCTGCGTCGTGACCGGTCACGACGGCCGCGAAGTGAAGCCGGGTGACCCCGTAACGCTGTTCGATTACGAGGCCGAGCTGCTGACCGATCGCGGTTTTCTGGTGGGCAAGGAAGGCCTGGCGCGAGTCGCGCGTGCGCCGAAGACCCGCAACGAGGAAGGCGGCGAATAAGGTGCTCGACTTCGACGCCCTGCTGCATGGGCCGGTAAGTGCCATTTTTGGCGAGCGCGGCCGAGGTGCAAACCTTCCGCGCTACCAGCCGCAAGTCGGTGCCGCCTATGACGTCGACGGTGTTTTCGATGATGCCTATATCGAAATTGACCTGGTGTCTGGGATGCCCGCCAACACCATCGAAAACGTGTTCGGCGCTCGCCTGGCGGCTTTCAGCCCGCCACCGGTGGCGGGTGACTTCATCGCCATTCCTCGTGTGGGCAAAACCTTCCTGGTGTTTGACGTCCGGCCGGACGGCAAGGGCTGGGTGCAACTGAGGCTCAACGAAGCATGACGCAAACCATTGGCCTGATGCTCGATGCAGTGGGGGCCCTGAAAGGGGCCACCCTTGCCGGCTCCCGGGTGTATCCGGTGATCGATTGGCCGACCACCTCTGCGCACTACCCGGTGGTTTATTGCAAGGCACCGACCGAGGACAAGCACTCGCTCAGTCGTAACGGCGGCCCGGATTTTACGGTGAACGCCACCCTCAAGGTCTGCGCCAGGACCGAAGTATCCGCCCTGCCAGATGGGCAAAGCGCGGCGTTGTTGTTGCAGCAGCTGGCACAGCTGAGCCAGCAAATACAGGTCGCGCTGGTCAATAACCCGGTCTTGATGGGCCAGTTACAGCAGTTCCCGTTCATTCATACGGAAATGTCGATTACCCCCAATGGCAACAAGGAGTTGGGGGAAGTTGAGGTGTCCATCGGCATGGAGTTCTTGCAGGTCCCCGAGGACTTTTTCCCGCTGCCCGCTGTACCGCTGGAATCGCTGGGCCTCACGGCTGACTTGCTCAACGTGTTCGACCCTACCGCCACGTATATCGACCCCCTGTTCCCCGATGCGGCCACTCCGGCCCCGCGCTCTTCCGGTCCGGACGGTCGGCCCGAGGGCGGCTTGATCATCGACCTCACTACATAGGAACACCCCCATGAAAGTTTATCCCGTTGCTGGGTTGCTTCTACGCGACCCGGTCAAGGGCGATTTTGTGCCCGCTGAAGGCCGAGAGGTCGAAGACTCGCCGTTCTGGTTTCGCCGTCTGGCGTGCGGTGATGCCGCCCTGACTCCGTCCCTGGTCGCGGCCGCGCCTGTCGTGCTGCCTGAGCCGGTGCTGGAGTCTGCCCCGGCCGAAGCCCCTGAAATTGCTGCCGAGTCGCTGGAGGCTGGCACAGAGCCCGCGTCGGCCGGTGCAGCTGTTGAGACTGGGGAGGGCGCCTAATGCCGGTGTCTTTTAACCAGATCCCATCGAATCTGCGACTGCCGCTGTTTTATGCGGAGTTAGACAACAGCAAAGCGAACAGCGGCTCACAGACGCAACGCACGCTGATCGTCGGCCAGGTCACCAGCGCTGGTAATGCTGTGGTCGGTGTGCCGGTGATCTGTGCCGGCGCGCCCGATGCCAAGGCCAAAGGCGGTCCGGGTTCGCTGTTGCATTTGCTGACGCAAACCTACGTCGCCTCGGATCCGTTCGGCGAGGTCTGGCTGCTGCCCCTGGCAGATGCCACGGGCTCACTGCCAGCGGTGGGGTCGCTGTTGGTCACCTCGGCGCCGACGGCATCCGGGGTGATTTCGTTGTATCTGGCCGGAACCCTGGTCAGCGTCACGGTGGCGAGTACCGATACGCCGGCCATTGTCGCCGCCGATATCGTCGCCCAGGTGAATGCCAACCTGTCGTTACCCGTCACGGCTGCCGTCGACGGCACTACGCCCGGAAAGGTCAACCTGACCGCGAAAAATGCAGGGATGTGCGGCAACGATATCGATATCCAGCTGAACTACCGGGGATCGGCCGACGGTGAAGCGCTGCCGGCGGGCTTGGCACTGACCATCACCGCGATGGCGGGCGGTGCGACCAACCCGGTGCTGGATACCGCGCTGGCCAACCTCGGTGACGAGGCCTACGACTTCATCGTATCGCCGTACAACGACACCGCGTCGTTGAACTCGCTTAAAAGCTTGCTCAGCGACTCGACCGGCCGTTGGTCCTGGGCCAACCAGGTATATGGCCATGTCTTCGCGGCCAAAAGTGGCTCCTTTGCCACGCTGACGACCTTCGGCAATAGCCGCAATAACCAGCATGAGTCGGTGCTGGGGGTGTGGTGCTCGCCGAGTCCGGCCTGGCAGTGGGCGGCCGACTATGCCGGCGCTGCCGCTGTAGCGCTGCGGGCTGATCCGGGGCGGCCGCTGCAAACCATCACCCTCAGTACCGTCCTGCCACCGCCGCATGCGGCGCGTTTTGGCGCGACGGAGCGCAACGTCTTGCTGTGGGACGGTATCTCGAGCTTTACCGTTGGCCAGGATGGCACTGTCTCCTTGGAAAACGTGATCACGACCTACCAGCTCAACAGCTATGGCGAGCCAGACGACAGCTATCTGCAGATCGAAACCCTGTTCCTGCTGATGTATGTCCTGCGGAGGCAGAAGTCGGCGATTACCTCGCGCTTTCCACGGATGAAGCTCGGCATTGACGGTGGTCGTTACGGTCCGGGCTCCAACGTGGTCACGCCGTCGGTGATCCGCGCCGAGCTGATCGCCAATTACCAGGAGCTGGAAACCGAAGGGATGGTGCAGGACAGCGCGCTGTTCGCGGCGGGCCTGATTGTCGAGCAGGACAGCAGCAACCCGAACCGCATCAACGTGCTGTGGCCTGCCGAGCTGATGGACCAGCTGCGGGTATTCGCCCTGCTCGCTCAATTCCGCCTGTAACCGGCGCCGAGTCAACCAAGCCACCCACCCGGGTGGCTTTCTTTTTGGGACATCCAAATGGCTGCAAGTAACCGTCTGGCCGGTACGGCCAGCGTCACCGTGAGTGGCAAAAATTACATGTTGGTCGGGGAGCTGAGCTACGACCCGACGACCGTCAAGCGTGAATCCCTGGTCGGCCAAGACGCCGTGCATGGTTTCAAGGAGACGCCGAAGACCGGGAAAATCTCCGGCACCTTCCGCGACTCGGGTGACCTCACCGTCGCCGATATCAACGGCATGGTCAACGAGACCGTCGTCGCAAGCCTGGCCAACGGGAAAACGATCATCGGCCGCAACATGTGGACCGCTGAAAGCCAGGAAGTCAAAACCGCCGAGGGCACTTTCGAAGTGGTCTGGGAAGGCCCATCCGTAACTGAGGTAACTGCATGAGCATCGTTGACACCCTGACCCTCGAATTCCGCACCCCGATCACCATCGGCAAGGGTGATGGCGCTGTGACTTACACCCATGTCGACCTGCGCGAGCCCTTGGCGGGCGACCTGGAGAAGGCCCAGCGCGCCGATACCCCAGTCGGCAGCGTTATCAACCTGGTGACTGAAATCGGCGCCGTGCCGCGCCTGGTTGCGCAAAAAATGTGTGGTCGCGATATCGCCGAGGCCAGCAAGTTTTTCAACTCTTTCAGCGATGGCCCCGAGGCGGCGGCGGATGGCCTGAGCTGATAGCTGAGCTGACGAAGTTCTACGGCTGGGGCCCACGCGACGCGTGGGGCATGACGCTGGCTGAGCTGAATTGGTGGGCGCTACAGTCCACGCGCATGATGGAAAAACCGCCCGATGGCCAATAATTTTCAGATCACGATTAGCGCGGTCGACAAGGCCACAGCTGTTTTTCGCAAGGTTAACAACGCCGTCAGCCAGCTGAGCCGGCCTTTCGAACAGGTCGGCCAGTCCTTCAAAAGCCTAGGCAAGGAGCTGGGTTTCCAGCGCCTGGGCAAAAATTTGACCCAGATCGGCCGCGAAGCCAAAGGCGCGGCCTCGGGCGTGGCCTCGATTGTTGCACCGATGGCGGCCGTTACCGGGATCGGTTCGGTCGCCGGCATTATTGCGCTGGCCGATGGCTGGGCCCGGCTCGGCCGTGCAACGGCCAACACCGCCGGCAACATCGGGATCAATGCCGGCGAGCTGCAAAAATTCCAGGGCGCGGCCAAGCTGGCAGGCCTGTCTTCTGAAGACATGTCGAGCAGCTTGCAAGGGCTGTCGAGCACCATGGAAAACGCGCAGTTCGGCCGGGATAACCAGGCGCTGATGCTGTTCAACCGGCTGACCGGTGGTATGAAGCGAACGGCGTCCGGGGCGCTGGACGTGACCGGCGAATTCAAGGCCATGGCGACGGCGATTTCAAAGCTGAAGAACCCGCAACAGCAGATGCTGGCGGCGCAAAAATTCGGCATGCAAGCGTTGTTGCCATTGATTCGCCAGGGGCCTGAAGCGTTTGAAGCGCTGCAAGCCCGGGCCGAATCGCTGGGCCTGGTGATGTCGGGGTCAGCGCTGCAGGCGGCGACGGACTTTGCCAACAGCCTGGACAACCTGCACGGCGCGGGTACCGGGCTGAAAAACTCAATTGTTGAGCAGATCACCCCGGCGATTAAACCCCTGGTTGATGAGCTGGCGGGCTGGATCAGTCAGAACCGGACGCTGATTGCGCAGGACGTGGGTGCCTGGGCGCGGGACTTCGCGACCTGGGTGCATTCGGTGGACTGGAAGGGAGTCGGCACCGGCATTCATGACTTTGTCAAAGGCATTGGCAGCGTTGTCCATCGGTTGGGCGGCTGGAAGGTCGCGGCGGTTGGTGTGGCGGCGGTGATGAATGCGGCGCTGATTGGCAGCGTGCTCAGTCTGGGCGTGACATTGGTCCGGGGTGGCGTTGGGCTTCTCACCTTTATCGGGATGCTGGCTCGCTGGAAGTTTGCCGCCGAGGGTGCTGCGGCGGCGCAGCTGGAGGCCAACGCCGCCGGCGCCGCCACGGGTCGTGGGATGCTGGGTGCTGGGCTGTTGGCAGCGGGCGTGGTGGGCACTTCTCTGGCGTTGTCTGGCGACAAGTCAGAGGACACCCGCGACGCCGAAAACCTGCAAAACGCGGCCATGGCGGGTGATCGCGGCGCCGCCGAAAAACTGGCAGCCCAGCAGCTCAATCACTGGTGGTCCAAGGCGACGCCGCAGGACATCAGCGCTCGCGCCGATGAGATCGCCAGCGGCCGCCAGGCCGGCTACAGCCCGGAACTGATGACCAGGCTGCACCCCGATAAAGCAGCGGCTGAAAAGCAACTGACGGGGTTGGAGCAGCAATATCATCTGCCTGCCGGATTGCTGGATAAGGTTTGGAATCAGGAGTCGTCGCGCGGTGCTGCGCTGTTGTCCCCGAAAGGTGCCCGTGGGCATTTCGGCTTCATGGGCCCTACGGCGAAACAGTACGGCGTGACGGATCCGAACAACTTCGCGCAATCAGCGGACGGCGCCGCGCGGATGTACCGGGACCTGTTGAAGCAGTACGGCGGCAACCTCGATAAAGCCCTGGCCGCCTACAACTGGGGTCAAGGCCACCTGGACGAAAATGGTCTCGACCATGCTCCGGCAGAGACTCGCAACTATATCCGCGATATCAAAGCGGGTATGCGAGCCGATCAAGACCAGGCACCAGCCGCAGAGCAAGCGGCGCCACAAGGCCCGATTACCAGCGCAAAAAACGAGCCCCAGCGCCACGCCTTCGACGTGACGTTTAGCGGCATGCCATCGGGTGTGACCGCGAAAGCACGCTCTACGACGGGGGCTGATGTGAGTACAAAAATCGGCTACTCGGCTATCGGGGGTGTTGCGTGAAGAGCTGGTTTAAGCAGTTAAACCCAGCCTCGTTTCGCGGGGTTCGGTTCGGTGTGCTTGGCGCTGATGGCCGGTTTGGCCGTCGTCTCGCCGAGCATGATTATCCGAACCGGGATAAGCCCTATATGGAGGACATGGGGCGGTCGGCTCGGCGTATCAACATGGTCGGCTTTCTGGTTGAGGATAGCCTGGTCTATGGGGGCGGCTCCGTCATACAGCAGCGGGAGGTGATGATTGCGGCGGCCGAGAAAGCCGGCCCAGGCATCCTGATTCACCCGACGCTGGGTCAGTTGACGGTGTCCCTGGTGGACGGTGGCTTGGCCGTCCTCGAACGCTGGGACGAGGGGCGTTATTTCGAGCTGCAATTCTCGTTTGTCGAGTCCGGGGATCGGGTTTTCCCGACAGCCCGGGTTGCGACGAAAAGCCTGCTCGACTCCCTGGTCGACAAGCTGGGCATTGCGGGGCTGTCGGACTTCGTACGTTCTGTGGAAGCCACGATCAGTTCGGTATTTGCCGCAATCAAGACTGTTGAAGGGGTGATCAGCGATACGCTCGACACGGTCGAATCGGTCATCAGCATCGGTCAATCCGCGGTCAATGCGGTGATCGACACCGTGGCGGGCTTCCAGCAGATTGTTGGGCGTATCACTCACGATATTAGCAACATCACCAGCCTGGGCAGCTTGCTCACGGGGGACTTCGGTCGCTATACCTCGGGAGCAACGACCAGCGCCTTTCAGCAGGCCCCGTCGTCGTCGGATATCTCGTCCGGCATGTCGACGCTGATTGCGGCGGGTACAGCGCAACGGGCGGCGGTGGCCGCCGCCTCGGCCGCCCTGGCGACAGCGGCTGCTGGGTTGAATGCCAGCACCGTCGGCACTTTCGTCGCGGCCGTCAATGCCCTGGTGGCGGCAGTCGTCGCGACGATGGCCAGCCCGGCTGACAAAATTCGGCTGTTGTCATCCCTGGCCAGCTTTTCCCCGGCCACGTACAGCAGTACGTCGCCGATCGGGCAGGCTCAGACGGTTGCCGGGTTTGTGACGGCCGCGTTAATGCGGCGCTCGGCCATTGCCGCCCTGGCGGCGGCTGTCTCGGAATACACGCCGAGTTCGTACGACGACACCCTGGCGGTGCGCAATACGGTGGTGGGCTTTATCGATGCGGAAATGTTGCTCGCCGGCGACATGGCCGACGATGCGACCTATGCCGCCTTGAACAGCCTGCGCCAGGCCGTGGTGCTCGACGTGGACACTCGCGGGGCCACCCTCGCGTCACTTGAGACGTTCGCCCTGAATGCCAACTTGCCGTCCCTGGTGCTGGCCAACCGAATCTATCAAGACGCCGGCCGCTCGGACGAGCTGATTGCCGAAGCAGACCCCATCCATCCGGCGTTCATGCCGAGCAGTTTCCGCGCGCTGACGCGTTAGCGCCGTCCGAGATCCCCCATGTTTGATAATGATGTTTCGATCATTGCCGGCGGCCAGGTGCTGAGCGGCTGGACTGACGTGCGCGTCACCCGGGGCGTTGAGCGGCTACCGAGTGATTTTTCCGTGACGATGACGGATGCGACGCCGGGCACGTTGCAAGCGATGCAGGTCCAAAAGGGCGATCCCTTCCAACTGCTGATCGGCAGCGACCTGGTGATCACCGGTTACGTCGACAAGGTTGTACCAGGCTTCTCCGGCAGTTCGCACTGGATCCGGGTGATTGGGCGCTCGAAGTGCTCGGACCTGGTCGATTGCGCCGCCGAATGGCCAGGGGGGCAGATCAGCGGGTCGAATGCCCTGGTGATCGCACAGAAGCTCGCGTCGGTGTACGGGGTGAATCAAGAAGGGATTCCGGTTTCGACCTCGATCACGAACTTACCGCAGATCCCACAATTCAACCTGCTGTATGGGGAAAGTGCGTTCGAGATCATCGAGCGGATTTGCCGGTATTCGGCTGCGCTGGTCTATGACCTGCCCGACGGTAGCCTGTATCTCAGTCGTGTCGGCACCACGCAGGCGGCCAGCGGCCTGGTCGAGGGGCAGAACGTCGAAAGTGCCTGGGTCGAGAATTCGGCCGATGGTATCTACTCGGAATATGACGCGCTGCTGCAGTCAATGGATGACCTCGGCGACCTGGGCAGCGGCGGCAACCTGCAATACACCGCGTACGACCCCAACTGTCGCCGGCATCGAAAGATGGTCCTGATTGCCGAAGCGGCTGGCGGGGGGTTGGAGATCCTGCGGCCGAGGACGCTGTGGGAGGCTGCCAGGCGCTCCGGCCGCTCTCAGGTGGTGCGTGTGCAGGTTGACTCGTGGCGTGACGGCGCGGGGGCTCTATGGGCCCCCAACACCCTGGTGGACGTAGAGTTGCCGACCCTCAAACTGGATTCGGCCAGCCTGCTGCTGGGCGAGGTTAGCTTCAGCATGAATGACCGTGGCCACGTCGCGGATCTGTTGTTGATGGATCCCGCTGCGTTTACCCCTCAACCCGTGCTGCTCCAGCCAATTTTTGCCGAGTTCGCCCATGGATAATGCCAACGCAGGTGCCATGGCCAGGCTCTGGCGGCGGGTGCAGCTGTTTGTGACGCGAGGCCGGATCACGCTGAGCAATGACGCCGGCAATGTGCAAAAGCTGCAAATTCGGTTGGGGGCCCAGGAGTTGCGGGATTCCACCCCACGCCTGGGCGAGTTCGGTCACGCCTCGCGGCCGCCGGAGGGCTCCGATGTCGTGGTGCTGTTTGTTGCCGGCGATCGCTCCAATGGGGTGGTGGTCGCCAGCGGCCACCAGGCCAGCCGGCCGCGTAACCTGACGCCGGGCGAAAGCCAGCTCTACGACCTGTGGGGCAAGTCGGTGTATCTGACTGCAGCCGGCATCGTGATCGAGGCGAAAGGCACGCCGGTCACGGTCAACAACGCCACCACGGTGACGGTCAATGCCGCGCAGCAAATCAATCTGTTAGCGCCCCTGGTTACGTGCAGCGGTGACCTGAAGGTCGCCGGCCAGATCAGCGACGGCGTGCGCAGCATGGCGGCCGACCGGGCCATTTTTGACGGGCACAACCACGGGGGCGGCCCGGCGCCGGCGCAGCAAGAATGAGTGACATCAAAACAGTGTGGGTGGCGATGCCCGGCTACGGCGACTGGCAGATCGTCGCCGGCGCCCTGGACAGCGGCGACGACCTGGAAACAGCGGTGTTTATCAGCCTGTTTTCAGACCGCCAGGCGAACAGCGATGACGTCATTCCAGATGGCTCGACGGATCGGCGCGGTTGGTGGGGCGATCAAGGGCAGCCTGTACTACTGGGCTCGCGCTTGTGGCTGCTGTCGCGTTCCCGGCTTGACGACAACGCCGCAAAGGCGGCGGTGATCTATGCAAAGGAGGCCTTGCAGTGGCTGCTCGATGACCAGGTGGCCGAGAGCGTGACAGTCACGGCGACGATTCAGGGGCCGCAACAGCTCAATGTCGCGGTGATCATCACGCAGCGGACTGGGACCAATCGCTACCAGTTCGCCTGGGCCTGGAATCAGCTGTCCTGACGTTTAACCCGATTTTCTGACCGCCCCCGAGGCGGTTTTTTTTCGCCTGGAGTTTCCCTTATGCCTTACCCACGGCCGGCGCTGACGGACCTGCGTGCGCAGGTTTCGGCAGACATTTCGGATGGCCTGAAAACCGTTGATGGTCTGCTACGGTTTTCTAACATGGGCATTCTCGGGACCAGCGTCGCGGGTCTGTCGCACCAGCACTACGGCTACATCGCATGGATCGCCAAGCAAGCCAGCCCCTGGACGGCGACGGATGAGTACCTGGACGCCTGGGCGGCGTTGAAGAGTGTCTTTCGCTACGCGGCGAGCGTGGCCAGCTTGCAGGCCACCTGGCTGGGTGCGCCTGGCACGCTCTTGCCCGCCGGCACTGAAGGGGTGATCGGCAACGGGATCTACTACACCACGGCTGCGGATGCGGTGGCAGATGCCACGGGCAATGTATCGGTGACCCTGGTTGCGGTGGTCGCCGGCACGGCCGGCAACGCCTCGGTGGGCAGTCTGGTGACGCTGACCAGCGCCGTGCCCGGGATTCAGTCGAGCGGTGCGGTGACGGCCAGCGTTGCCATTGGCCAGGACGTCGAGCAAAACGAGCCCCTGCGTACGCGGATGCTGGCGGCTTACCAGGCTCCTGCTAGCGGCGGCTCGGCGCAGGACTATGAGGTCTGGGCCCTTGATTGCCCGGGCGTGACGCGCGCCTGGGTGCAGCCGATGGGGGCTGGCCCGGGCACGGTTGTCGTGTATGTGATGTTCGACCTGGTCAATGCCGCCAATGCGGGCTTTCCGATCGGCACTGACGGTTTGTCGTCGCAGGATAACCGCGCGATTCCTACCAATACGGCCGCCGGTAATCAGCTGGTGGTGGCCAACATGTTGTTTGTCAGCCAGCCAGTGACGCCGCTGGTGTACACCTGCGCGCCGCAGCCAAACCCGATCGCTTTCACCATCACGGGTTTACGGAATGCATCGGACGCGCTCAAGGCCTCGGTCGCCGAGGCGATTGCGCAAGTGATGATCGATGAAGGGGCCCCCAAGGCCGGCTCGGTCGTCGAGCTGGACAGCATCGGGTCGGCGATCGGAGCTGTACCGGGTACGGCCGGGTTTGTGATCACCAGTCCGACGGCGAACATTGCGAACGTCCTGGGTCAGCTGCCGGTGGTCGGGGTGATCAACTATGCCTAGGCCGGTTTTTACCGATGCTGACTACACCCAGGCGCTGACTAATCTGCTGCCGCCTGGGAAGGCCTGGAACCGTGATCCAGACAGTGTGCAGACCCAGGCTATCAGTTGCTACGCCCCGTCGTTTCGGCGCTCCAGTGACGACGCTCTGGCGCTGCTGGTCGACGCGTTTCCTGCTACCGCCGTCAACCTGCTGCCGGAATGGGAATCGACTCTCGGTCTGCCGGATCCCTGTGCCGGCGTTGCCCCGACCCTGCAAGCCCGTCGCGCTCAAGTGGTGGCCCGCTTCGCCGGCTCTGGGGGCATGTCGATCAGCGACTTTGAAGCTTATGCGGCGAGCCTTGGTTACACCATCACCATTAAGCAATACGCGCCTTTTCGGGCCGGGCAAAACACGTGCGGGCAGCCCCTGGGCGGCCTGGACTGGTTTTACACCTGGTCTGTGCAAGTACAAGCGAACACGGTTACCCCCTTCCGCGTGGGTAGTTCAATGCTTGGCGAACCATTAGCCAGTTGGGGCAACTCCGTCTTGGAGTGCGAACTAACAGCTATCGCCCCCCCGCACACGATCTTACAGTTTCATTATTCGTAAAGGGTTCTCATGTATCAGATTGATAACAACACGGCGTCGACTATTCTGCCGCCGAGCACTGCTGTGGGCACGCCTGGATTTTTCTCTGACGGCAACCCAGCGGCGGGGCAGTCGGCAACTGTCTTGCCCGCCGAGTTCTTGAATATGTTGATGCTTGAGAACCTGAATGTTCTTCAAGCTGGCAATATCACACCAGCAAAAGGGCAGTTTAATCAGCTGTCCCTTGCTATTGCGAATATAGTCAAGAGTTATGTGCCGGCTGCCCCGGCCGCGGCTAGCGAAACAACTGCTGGCGTGTTGATGCTGTCAACGAATACGCAAGTTATCGCCGGCACGGATAATACAACTGCTGTAACGCCTCTTAAGCTTGCTCAGAAGTTGGCTAACTATATCAGTCAGGCGACTGAGACGGTTTTCGGCTGGGCAAAAGTCGCTACACAAGTACTTACAAATGCGGGTGCTGATGACACCACGTTTATTACACCCAAGAAATTTGCAGGGGCCGTTCAGGCCGGCGCCTTCAGTTTTGCAACAGACACAGGTACTGCCAACACTTATATCTGCAACTTTACGCCAGCAATCACGGCAAGAAGTGAATCAGCGCCCCTGCGTTTCAAGGTGAAGACGGCGAACAACGGCGCCTGCACAATTAACGATGGCCTGGGGGCTGTAGGGCTCGTTGGCGGCGCTCATTTGGCCCTGCAGGGCGGTGAGCTTTTTGCGAATGGCGATGCCTGGATTCAGTGGAATGCGTCGGTGGGTGCCTATGTCCTGCTGTTCTGTACTGGTGGCGCGGAGCAAGTGGCCCCGGCATCGCAGAGCGCGCATGCTGTCAACGCCGGGCAGATCCAGACGCAGGCTCTGACGGCTTTCACAACAGCCGGCACAGCCCCGGCCTTCACTCTGAGCCCGGTGCCCGCGATCACTGCGTACACTGCAAACCAGCGTTTCCAAGTTGTGTTCAATGCATCCGGTGGCGCAGCGCCCACACTGAACGTGTCTGGGCAAGGCCCGAAGAGTCTCAAGCAGTACAGCGCAATCGGGACGAAGGTCGCGGCCATCGTGATCAATGGCCAAGTGTCCGATGTAGTTTACGACGGCACTGACCTTGTAGTTCTCGACCAACTGCCGAACGCGTCCGGCACAACAGCGGCGCAGTTCGATAACTCAACAAATCTTGCAACTACAGCTTTCGTCGAGGGTGTCGGGTTTCAATTTTCAAGTACCGTGGCATTGTCAGTAACTACTACGCTCACTGCCGTGGCACATGCTGGCGCGCTAATTATTGGTAATAGTGCGTCAGCAATAAATGTAATATTGCCAGCAGCATCGACGATGCCTAACAAGACTGTGATCAAGTTTTTCAACAACGCCGCAGGCACAATGACGATTGTTTGTGCTGGCTCCGATACTATTACCAATGGCGGTGTCGCCAATTTTGCCCTCCCTGCTGGAGCTTGGATTACGCTTGCTTCGAACGGCGGGGGCGCTTGGTACATGATTGATCAGTCCGGGCTTGGGGTCGGGCAGACCTATCAAAACCTCACTGCGAGTCGGGTATTTGGCACGACATATACAAATACTACGGGAAAGGCGATAACAATTATCGTGAGTGCAACAGCGGGGGCGGGTACTTACACGTTTATGAGTGCGTCAATCAATGGTGGTACGGCCTTTCCATTCAGTGCAGGTGATTCCCCGTCTGGAGCAACGTATATCGCGGGGACATTGGTAGTGCCAGCAGGGGCGACATATAACATAACGTGTGGCATTACTCTTAACGTTTGGTGGGAGTTGCGCTAATGAAATATTACATTGATCACGCAACTGGCGAAATCTACGCCTACGAGTCTGACGGGTCGCAAGATTCGTTTATTAGCCCTGCTCTTGAATTGCTCGATGATGCAGGGCTCGCTGCTGCCCGGGCGGCTCAAGCTGCCGCAAATGCGCCGACTCCTGAGGTGCGCGCTCGGATAGAGCGCGCTTGGCGCGATGGCGAGCTGGCGAGTTCAGACGGCGCCGTGGCGCGCCAGCGTGACCAGGTGGAATCGGGTCTGCCGACCACGTTGACGGCTGATCAATATAAGGCGCTTCAAGTCTATCGTCAGGCGCTCAGGAACTGGCCGGAGTCAGCGGCCTTTCCTGATAGCACCCAGCGCCCGCCCGTGCCGGCCTGGCTGGTTTCTCAGGCTTCGTGATCCGTCACGATTACCCCCGGTATTGTTGCAAACCTGCATAAGTGATTGCCCCTGCTCGCTTTCGGGATTAGCATCGACCGAATAACTCGGTCGTGTATCGGGGAGCGATCCGTGCCGGCGTGCCCGCTTACAAATAGAGCGGGCAAGCCTTGGCGGATCTGCGTTGATAAGGCGTACTAGGGAGTAAAAAAATCCAATATTTTTGTATTTTTGCATTCCAATGCGTCTAGAACCTGCGCTAAGCTGTCGCGCAGAGGGTGCCCGCAGAAGGCATCCAAGTAGCAGAAAGGTTTTAAATTCAGGAATTTAGCGGCACAGAAAAGAAAAAACCCCGGTGTTGGCACACCGAGGTCTTTTGGGTGGAGCCAAGCAAAAACTCTGCAAAGCACCGAGAAGAGCTTTGAGTTTATGCCGCCCTGCCCTCTGATGCAAGCGCACAGGGGCTGTACATGCAGGGCTTTGATGAAGCTTGCGTTGTGCTTCCACGTATGTGGGGTGCGCGCGAGTATGGTTTTCCAGGTCTTTACCTGGGCACCGGAAACCGGTGCGGACATGATCCACAGAGGCTGGCCGTTGATCGGCTGGATCTGCACGTCCCGAGCGGCGGAAAATGGCCGCGCCTGATTCAAGTCAGTATCGATCGTATCCAGGCGTATTTTTACGACGCCGATGCCCTTCCGCCCTTGGCACACCTCTCCAAAAAATATAACCAGGACGGCGCTCCGCGCCAGAACCGCAGCGAGGCCCGAGAAGGCCATGGCCTGGTGTTGTCGGTGATCTTCACCCACCTGGACCTCAAGTCTTTGCGCGTGGGCTACTACACCAGCGCGGGCAAGTTCGTCAGCATTTCCTTCCTGGATATTGCCCGGCGTTGCGGCATGACTTACCAGGCCAAGGACCGCGAGAACGAAGGCCAGTTTAAAGAGGTTCCGACCTCGCGTTTCTGGCGTACTGTGCGCGACCTCAAGAAAGCCGGCGCCATCAGCGTGTTCGAGCAGTACGAGGAAAAGGACGCTGGAAAGCGTGCGCTGACGGCCATCAAGGCCTTCAGTGAAAAATTCCTGCGTCTGATTGCTGGCTGGACCGCCAAACGTGTTGAGAAAGCCCGGCAGCGGGCCTCGGTCCGTGTTGGTGGCTTCCTACGCGGTGCGATCGAGGCCGGCGTGGAAAACGTCAACCAGCGTAAGCACCTAGTCAAAGAGATTCAGTCGGCGAACGTTCATCGCGAGCTGTTCGGCGAGCCGAAGGCTAAGAATCTGCTGCCTGCTGGTGGCGATGTCCGCGAAGCTGTTGAGGCATCGCTCAAGCAGGAGTACGCCGAGCTTGAGGCCAGGGTGTTGGCCAGCATCACCGCCGCGCTCGGGCGCACCCCGCG